TTAGTGAGAGGGACTTTACTCTTTAAATTCAATTCCGTTAATTCCTTTCCAAGTATTCTCTGTGTCATCTACTTTTACTTCTTTGTTCTTTACTACTAATGCTAAAACTAATATTATCACTAATGATATTAAAGCTACTCTTTCTATTTTTTTATCCATAGTTTCTTTGTTTGTCTTTTAAATTGATGAATAAACAAGACAAATTAATTGCCAAACTACTAATAATGTGGATATTATAACAAATACCACTAGAGGAAAAACACACCCATACATTGCTTGGTCATCTTGTTTCATAATTCTTTATAGTATTTAGAACCAGTGTTCTTTGGTTCATATTTTTTGTTATTATTATAGTCACCAGACTTTCTTGATCTCATCTCACCAGTATCAGGATTTCTTTCATAGATTTTATCTACAAATATACCTTCTGTTACAGATACAACTTTGTCCATGTTTTTTACAAGCTTTTCATTTGCTTTGGTGACTCTATTGCCTCTAATAGATCCCATTACTATAAGCACTGATGCTATAAATAGTACATAATATATAAATATTTCCATAATCATTTTTTTAGTGTTTCAGATAGCAACGGTGCTATAGTTTCTTTTATTTTATTTATTCCATGTTTTTTAACAGCATCAGATAGATCTTTTTCAATTTCTAAATAAGTACCGTGAATTTTATAGTGTAATAAATACTTATTTATTGCAGCATGTCCTGCTTGATCATTATCAAATAAAGTAATAATCTTTTTAAATTTACTTTTAAGATTATTTATTAAATAGGGTTTAATCATTGTATTTTCACTGTCTGGTGCAATTACTTCAACATTAAAGTTGAACTGTCTTAAACACATTGCATCTTTTAGAGATGAACAAATAATTAAATTTGGTTTTGTATATACAAGTTGATCTAGACCTTGTGTGTATGGTCTAACTTTAATGAACTTATAATTTTTTTGAGATGGTTGGTAGATTTTATATATTAAGCCATTCTTGTCAAAGTATCCATACATCTGCTTATTTCTAATAGTAATCTTATCAAATGAGTTATCATCCTCCTTAATCATATTATAATACTCAATTGGGTATACATTAAACTCTTCAAGAATAGAGGCACCAATGTTAAATGATAACCAAAAGTCAACATCCTCATTATACCATCCTCTTTTCTTTATAAAATCAACTTTATATTTTGCAGCTGGAGTACATTCTATTCTATCATGTTCCCCGTGCTTAAGGATATACTTATTGTAATCCTCAATTATACGAAATAATGCTTGTGAGAAATTTAATTTGAAAATCTCTTGAACTAAATCTATTGCACTACCCTGGCTTCCTGAACTAAAGTCTTTAAATCTATAATCTCCTGTAGTTTTTCCATAGTATATAAACATACTTGGGGTTCTCTCAGTAGGATTAAAAATAGATTTAACTTGTAAATCTTGTCCAAATAGTCTTTCTGGTAGGTCTAGATAGAATTCAAATACCCAAGCAGTATTAACATCTTTCTGATCTTTTATAAAATTCTTTGTACTTATCATAGTTAAAAAAAGGGGACAGTTTCCCATCCCCCTTATTTATTTAAATATTAAAGCTCAAAGTCTCCTCCTGTTGACCCATTTGTCTTTGGTTCAAAAGAAGTAGATTCTTGCTTTTTTGCTATAGCTCTAATATGCACTGATGCATCAAAGTTTAATAATCTTGTAGTCATAGGTTTTAGATTTTCAAGTCCAACTCCTTCTTTAGAGATTCTTGGAATGTAAAGATCATTATTTATATAACCTTCTTTGTTTTCCCATTCTCTTGATGCTAAACAACTATTCATCCATTCAGAACCTTTTTCATTATCAGTGAATAAAGATGCACATTGAGTCATAAAGTCTTCAATTGTTGCTGCTTCAATAGAATCTAAACCATCTCTCATATCAAGAACTTCAGATAAGAATATCATAGATTTAAGAATCTCTTGATCTTTACTGATTTCTCTACCACTTGGTAATGTTGCATCCTTAAATGGAAATGGACTCATTCTAACTCTACCAACTTGACCTTCATATCTTCCTAATGAGGAATTGTTTTGATCTCTTAAGAAACCTTCAAACTCTCCTGTTACAGGACGGCTTTCTATATGCAACATAATATTATGTGCTTCAGAATCATATGGTGTTAAATCATATGTGATCTTGTTGATTTTGATTTCATGGTTTCCAGGTCCAAGAACTGGTCTTGCTTTTCCTGATCCTGCTTGTAATCCCTTTGTGTTTAACATAACTTTCTTTTTTAAATTTAATTCATTCATATTACTTTTTTTTAAGATTCATACTTTGTTATACAGTCTTTTACAAACTGTAAATCATTTTCTATAAAGGATTCCTCAAACATTTCCATAGGAGACTTACATGTGTTTTCTCCATTGTTCTGTGTATCAAATCCATATTCTAATTTGTCCTCACTCTTCTTTACTCTACCAAATAATACTATAGAGAAAAGGCCTTCCAAAGTTAATGTATTATCTATCATTTTACCAATAGTTTTAGCTTTAACTTTTCTGTTTCCGTTTACATCTGTTGTTTCTTCTGAATGTGTTAAGAAAAAGACATATAAATTATCTCTCAGATCTTTTGGCATCTTAGCAACTTGTGCTAAATTAGCTGCAATCTGTGTAAACTTATCATATCCTTTTTCATTTGCTCTATCAAAATATTCAAATGAACTCATATACTGCCAATCATCTATAATTAAATTAGTGATGTGTGGCATCTTATCATTAACATGCTGTATTGCTTTAATTATACCTGGAGCTGAAGAAGCTGAGGTCATGTTACCTTTTGGATTGTCTTTAGAAATATTTGAATAGTTCTTCTTCCAACCTTTAAAAGGTAATGGTTTGTTAGCAATGTTAATAATGAATGTTTCTTTTGGATCTAGGTTTCTCATACTTGTTGACTTACCTGTCCCTGAGTCTGCTATGACTAATACGCTGTGTGCCATTTATTTATTTAATTTTTGATTAATACTTAGTAATGCTTTTTCTATTCCTTTTAGTACATCAACTATCCCTCTTTCAGTTTCTGGGTTAGGTAATGAATCAAAAGCTCTTTGTTCTACTTCAGGATCTCCACTATTTAATGGTAATCCTTTTCTGTCAGTAACATCATTTATAACTTTCAATTTAGATACAGGAACAATATGTCTTTGAAATCCAGAGTTACTAGTTATCAATTCATAATCATCTTTCCAATTCTTATTATTTTTTAACAAGTATAATGTTCTCTTTGGATCCTCAGTACTATAATCTATACTAACAAACTCAGTATAAATATCTTTATTTGGGATTAATTCACTAGGAAAGAATGTTATATGTAAATCATCTTTCCCTGGTGGCCTGTATGCCATCTTTGGTATATATAGAGAATTATTTACACTATCTAAATATAGATTGTGCTCTTCTCTTAGTTTAAGTACTTTTGCTTTACGTTCTTCTGGTGTCATATATTATCTTCTTTGTTGTTGTGGTGGAGTATCCATTTCATGTATTTCCATTCTTTCAAATGCTGCTTTAAAGAATGACATACGTGCATCACCATTCCTTGCTTTAAGGAAGTGAAGTACTAAAGTTTTATCATCATCTATTATAAATCTATCAGGACCATAAAACTTAATTTTTTGTTTAGCAGGTCTATTAATTCCTATTAGAGTATCTGCATGTTGCAACATTGCATCTGAACCAAATATATCTGATTCAAGTACATAGTTTCCATACTTACCATCTACTGCTCTATCAGGATTATCAATATTTCTATTGAGTTGTGATAATGCAATAAACATTATAGGATATTCACGCTTAACTTGAGTGAAGAATTCACCTAACTCAAATAACATATCTAACCTGTTGTTTTGATAGGGTGCTCTCTTTACTAGAATAGTATGGTCTAGAGTTACAATAGTTTTTTTACCTTTATGCTCATTCATATATGCATCAATCTGTTCCCTCATCTGATTAACAGTCATTGGAGTAGATATAATATCAACTGGATTTGTAACTCTAGTTTTAGCATATGCATGACATTTGTCAAAAGTAGATTGGTCCAATACAGTACCAGCACTACATAATTGTTTATATGTCTGACCTGTAAGTGATGAGAATTCTCTAATAGCTGAAGTTCTACCTACCATCTCAAATTGAAATTCTAATACACGGAAATCTTCTTCAGGGTTATGTATAAATGATTCTCTTATGATTTGATCTTTAATCAAAGTTTTACCTGAACCAGGTCTTCCACCAATTACTGTAAGAGTGTTCCATTCTAATCCATCTGTTATAGCATCATTAAATTTAGGCCAAGGTGTTTGTATTGACTTTTCTTTACCTGACTGTCTGTCAAGCATATATTTAAGTGCTTCATTAAAGGCCGTATATTGACCTCCCCATGCTTTTTTATCTGTCATACTACATTATCTTTAAAATGGTTAGGTTGATCAATTATTCCATCTCTGATCATATCACAGTAATCTGCTAGATCAGAATGTTTGATTTTGTTTTTGTCTTGTTTTGAAATAAAGTATTGACTATTCTTCATATATAAGTATTCTTTATCTTCAAATTCATTAACATACATTCTTGAAGCTTTAATGATTTCTTCCCATGTAAAGTCATAACATTCAAAGAACCATCTAAATGCTGTCTCTAAACTTCTTATGTTCTGTCTTGCAGGTGTACCACTTGGTAACTTCCCTGGAGGAAATACATTCCTATAATTTTCTAACTTATCTGCAAAGTCTTTACCCATTAGTTGGATATTTGTTTTCTTCTTTGCTCTTACAAAATAGTTGTCATACTTTCTTATGATGCCTCTACCACTAGTAGTGACTGTATAACTTGTTTTATTTTCTTTTTTATGTTGAGCTACATATCCTTCCTTTACTAAGAACCCTACTTGTGACATTGGATTAATTTGAGGAACTGATATACGTTCATTTATAGAATACAGTAATAATAACTGATTTGGTGTAATATTTTCTTTAAGGATTTTTTGTAATAATTCCCACATATGTTGATTTAAATTTTGTTTTGCAAATATACTACTTATTAATTTTTTTACCTATCTTTGTACTATGAATTTTACTCTAAATGACATACAAAAGTTAGAAAACTCACATCATATTAAAATGCTCAGAACTAAACCAGATCATGCATATAATAAAATATTAAGACAATGGCAGATAAAGAAAAAATAGATAGCAACTCTATTATAACAATGGACAAATTAGAGTTAGCTGATAAAATAAAAAATGATTTACCTAAAAATACTATAGTAAAGATGCCTGATGATGCTCTTATAAATGTTAGTATTTCTGGTGTATTTAGAAGTGAGTTAGGCATGCTTCAAGAGTATTTATTTGATAAAATTCCAGATAGTGATCAAGAGTTAATAAAGATTCTTGCACTAATCAATACTTCACAAGAAGATATAAATAAAGCAATAAAGGAACATGATTTAGTATTAGATGATAAGTATTACGCTCTTAAAACAATCATAATATTAAATATGGAATTGAATTATAGAGCAATAGAACAAGGTGCAGCTGCTGTGTATGATAAAGCAGATGTTTATGAATCTCTAGCTGATGAACTTAAGGGTGGTGTTCTTCCTTTGTCTGATGAGGAAATAAGTAAAAGAAAAGCAGATGAAATAAAATCTAACGAAGATTAGATCCAACATCATCACCAATCTCAATTATATTCTGTATAACTGCATTCATCTCATCTTTATCACAATCTGCAAATGATTTACAATATTCTTGTCCATCTCTATTAAAACAGAGACCAGACTTTCTTTTTATTATTAATTTCATTTCTTCTAGACTGTATCCTATCTCTGCTGCTAATTCTCTTAGCATTACATAAACCTTTGCCAATTGTGCATTAGATCCTTTAGGACCACTAACACTAACAAACATTTCTACTTTTGAGCCTTCTGGTAAACTATCTACAAATTTATCATAGATAGTTTCCCTGGCTTTAATACTATGTTGGAGTTTTCCATCCCTTTTAACAAGGTTAGAAAAGAAATTTTGCTTACTCATCTCCTTTAGTTTTTTTATATACATGCCTTTCTATCTGAGATGCAGCATACAAACCTGTAGCTAATCCCAATACATATATTACTATTCCTATTATTAGATATAATGCTTCCATTATATTGTTTCTAAAATTTGTTCACACATAAAATCATAATCCATATCAACATCTATGAATGGTGCAACATTTACTTCAACGAGATTACCATTTTTGTCTTCTGCATGTATCATAACTTTATCTATGACTACCATTGCACTACAACCTGGTTCTTCTCTAGTTTCTCTTTCTGCTGGTTCAAATGTATAATGTAAATTAAAATCTGACCCGTCTATTTCTATAGTATGTGTATCTTTAAATGAATATACTCTATTTCTGCTCATAAAAATTTAATTATTGATAATCCAGGTTGTTCATCACCTGGATCTGTTATTATTATTTCCATTAATTGTTTTATTAAAATACTAAGGGTTAGACAAAGTATTAACCTAATTTGGCAAAAACGCCTTTATGCCCTTAACCCCTAGTATTAAATTATTACATCATTCCTGGCATTCCACCCATTGGTGGTAAATCAGGTGTATCTTTAGGAATTCTTGAAACAACACATTCTGTAGTTAGTATCATACTTGCAACTGAGGCTGCATTTTCTAAACCTACTCTAACTACTTTTGCTGGATCAATTACTCCTGATTGATAAAGATTTTCAAAGCGTTCAGTTTTTGCATTAAAACCATAATCATCTCCTGATTTAATTCTCTTTACTTCTGAAACAATTACACTTCCTTCTAATCCTGCATTTTCAACTATTTGTCTTAAAGGTTCTTCAACTGCTCTTTTTATAATATCAATGCCTGTTTTTTCATCAGCATTATCACCTTCTAAACTTTCTAGTTCTAATGCAGCTCTAATAAGAGCAACACCACCACCTGGAACAATTCCTTCTTCCACAGCAGCTTTAGTTGCAGCTAATGCATCAACAACACGGTCTTTCTTTTCTCTCATTTCAATTTCAGTAGGAGCTCCAACATATAATACTGCTACACCTCCTGCTAATTTTGCTATACGTTCTTTAAGAATTTGTATATCATAATCACCTTTAGTGTTTTCAAGTATATTTTTGTTTTGCTCTACTCTTGCATCAATTTGAATTTTATCACCAGCTCCATTAATAATAGTAGTAGTATCCTTATTAGTTACAATTTTATCTGCAGAACCTAATAAGTCAAGAGTAACAGCTTCTAATTTGAAACCTTTATCCTCTGATATAACTGTACCACCACATAAAACAGCAATGTCTTCTAACATGTCAGCTCTTCTATCACCAAAGCCAGGAGCTTTAACTGCAGAAACTTGTAAAGTACCTCTCATTTTATTCATTACTAATGTTTGAAGAGATTCTCCTTCAATGTCATCTGCAATAATTAATAGAGGTCTTCCCTGTTGTGCTATTTGCTCAAGGATTAACATAAGATCTTTCATTGCTGAAATTTTCTTGTCAGTGATAAGAATTAAAGGTTTTTCTAAAATAACTTCCATTTTGATTTGATCAGTAACAAAGTAAGGTGATAAGTATCCTCTATCAAATTGCATTCCTTCAACAACATCAACATAAGTTTCCATACCTTTTGCTTCCTCTATAGTAATAACACCTTCTGTTTTTACTTTCTCCATTGCTTCAGCAATTAAAGAACCAATAACAACATCATTATTAGCTGATATACTTGCTATCTGTTTAATCTTCTTATAAGATTCATTAACTTGTTTAGATTGTTTCTTGATATTACTATTTATAAATTTAACAGCTTTATCAATTCCTCTTTTAAGATCCATAGGATTGGCCCCAGCAGCTACATTCTTTAATCCTGCTGTAAGTATAGCTTGTGCTAATACAGTAGCTGTAGTAGTACCATCACCTGCTTCTTCATTTGTATTATGTGAAACTTGCTTAACCATCTGTGCTCCCATATTTTCAACAGGATCTTTTAAGTTTATTTCTTTAGCTACAGTAACACCATCTTTTGTGATGTGTGGTCCTGTAAATTCTAAATCAAGTACTACATTCCTACCCTTAGGTCCTAATGTAACTTTTACTGCATTTGCTAAAGCATCTACACCTCTTTTTAGTGCGTCTCTTGCTTCAATATCAAAAGTTATTTCTTTTTTTGCCATTTCTTTTTAGTTTTTGGTTTGTTTATTTGTCTGTTAAAGGATTATACCTAGTTATTTTTGTTGGATCAAAGCCACTCAGAGCAGAATCTACCCATTTCTCATCAACAGTATCAATATAGCAAAGAATATGACAAGTAGCAGTTTCTGTAGGGTTAAGTCTTAATAACCTTCCAATTCTCTGTGCTGTCTTTCTTTCATTACCATATGCATGAAGGATTATTCCTTCTTTAAGTCCAGGAATAGTAACACCTTCACTTAATTGTAACACACATGATAACTTATCTATTCTACCATCAGAAAACAACTCTAAGTTTTCTTCAGACTTCTTGTTTCCAGAATGATAACTATGTTTACACATTCTATCTGCTTGTTTTTGAGTGTTGGCAAATGTAATACATTTTTCAGAAACATTCTTCATTAATCCCAACGCATATGATTCTTTTGTTCCATAATCCATCATTGCTTTCATCCTCATGATTGCAGAGAACTGTTTTTGTTTCTGAGTTTGTGCTTCAACAAGTCTTTGAGTATAATACTCATAATCCTTCTTTTCATTAGTAAACCATGACCCACCTGTTGTTTTATTAACCTTCTTAAGTGTAGGTAAACCACTGAGGTTTAATTTATGAACTATGATTTTGTAATCATTTAATATATTACTATCAGTAGCTTCATCAACAGTGAAGTTGTATACAATAGGACAGTATTTAGATACCATTCTATATTTCTCAGTACCACGCCTTGTTGGTGGTGTACCAGTAAGACCTAAAATCTTACCTGAAAACTTACTAAGAAATTCTTCATGATTATCCAGGAGACTATGACACTCATCTAAATAGACAATATCATAATCATTTGGGTTCTCTTTATTTATAGAAAGGTATGTAGTAAATTTAATGTGACCACCTAATGCATCAGTTAATTCCATCTTAACTAACTCATCTTCCCAAGCATCTTTGACAGATAACTTTGGAATTACTACTAATGCTTTTAGAAACGGATTATAATTAGCTTGAAGGTGTTGTATAGCTATTCTAGTTTTACCTACACCCATGCTGATCCCTAATCCACATCTTTTATTATTTAATGTTAGCTCTAATGCTTCTTGTTGAACATTTTCTCTACTCATAATAAATAAGGTTTACCATTATTAATATTATCTATTATTTTTTTTATTGTACCATCTGGTTCAACATAATGTCCATCAGGTGCTGGTTTCTCCTTTTTTAGATTCTTTAAGATTTCTTTTTTCTGCTTATGCAGTTTCTTTGATTTGTGCATGAGTAAGATTATATTTAGCCATTACAGCTTTTAATTTAGTTTGTAATTTAGTTTTATCTGACTCAATAGTTTTAAAACGATTGGTCCCAGATGTGCTTATACCATTTAATTGAATTCTGTGTGTCATTACACTTATAGTTCTTTTTAGATTCTTACAAATCTCTAATGCTTTAATTTCCATATTATGTTTTTGGTATTGAGAAGCCTAATTCAATAGCTTCAGATTGATTTAATTCTATCCATGTATGACAACTTCTGCATACTGATAACCATGTAGTTATATCATTATGATATTTACCACGTCCTTTTTTGTGATGTACTTCAGATGCCCTTAATGCACAACCAGGTAAACTGGCCATACAATTAGGTTTATCTGTAAGGAATTCAACTCTGAGTTTTGTATACTCTTTATTGATCTTTCCCATTTTCTTAGAATGATTGTTCATGCAGCTTTCTTTAATGTAAGAAAGTTACTAGGTAACAAACCTTCTGAGATGAATTTGATTATAACATCTTCATATGTTATATTGAGTTGTTTGAGGGTCATTCTGTTAGTATATGTTGGATCTGTCTCTTTAGGATCTACTTGCATATACTTTGCTAATTTACTATGTTTGAACATAGCAAATACTTTATTGGCCTGTCTGTTACATATTTCTTGCTTCCAACAGTTAAGAACTTGTTGACTACGTGTCCAGACTTTAGAGATTCTTTTCTTCTTGTCTCTATGCATGATATTTAACTCTTCTTTCTTGTACATTTTAAAACCATGTAACACTCTTTTGAATAAGCTGTGTTGATATTGATTCAATTTTGTATAATCAATTGGTTGTACTAAGTCTTTAGTAATTGTTTGATATTCAGGTAACATACCTAAGTATGTGTATCTATCTAATCTTGATTTTATTTTAAGTTCTGCTAGTTGCGTTTTATTAAACATTTTAGTAAGTTTTAAAGTTTGGTTGTTAATTTGAGGTGTTAAAATAAATAGAGATTGCTACAAGTATATTATACTTATGACAATCTCTATCTAAAGGTGTTATGTGTGTTATAGGTTGAAGCTTACTTCTTCTTCTTCAACTAATACTTCTTCAGTAGATTCTTCTACTTCATCTACAATTTCTTCTGCATCTTCTGAAGCGTCAATTACTTCATTAGTTATCTCTTCAATAGAATCTTCTAGATCTACTTGATTTGATGGAACTACTTCAGTTTCTTTTACATTGTCTTTTAATAATGTCATAACTTCATCAGAATTTGCTTCTCTGATTGCTTGATTATTATTATGTGGTTGTAAATCATCCTCCATAGTCCCTGTTGGGTCATAGAATGATTTTCTATATATAGGTTCACCATCTTTACAACATATGATTCCAGTTCTACCAGCAACTTTTAAATCTCTGTCTGGATTATCTTTAGTAAATGGAGTGAATTGTTCTATTGTGTATATGCATCCTGGTAATACTTTCTTCTTCTTAATACCAATTGCTTTTAAATCTTCTACAAGTCCATGTAATAATGTACTCTTAGTTGATTTTTTTACCCATCCTGTTGTTGTGTAAGATGTACCTTCTTGTGTCAATCTAACATGTCCATAATCTGGATTGTTTCTTGAAATTCTGATTACACTACCCAATTCATCTTGGACAACGCATACTTTACCTTGTTCTGCCATAAGCTTTAATTAAATTTGTTAATAAATGTGTTTGAAAAATTATTTAGATGTCATCCCTGTTGAAATACTCATCTCTGAGCTTATCATCATTGGATATATTATCTACACCATATTTTTTATCTGCTGATAAAGGTTTTAATTCTGGTGCTTTACCTTTTGAATAAGGTTTATAAAATGGATCATTCATATCCATAGTGTAAGACTCACTGAGACAGTCTAATTCTTTTAATTCACTGTCAGTCATGTCTAGATATTGGTCTAGTGATAACTCTATTGTCCTTCCACTTGGTAATTGATATAACATTTTATTACGTAAATTTAATTGTACAAATCTACATAATTATACCTTTTGTTATACATAAAAAACTTGAGACAAGCAAACTTTTTACTAGTTATATAGCTAAGTGCCTACATAATAATTAAAAATCTACCTGACCTTTTAACATATCCCATGTCTTTTAGTTCTTTTATTTTCCTATCTACTGTTCTTTGACTTATATTAGCTTGATCAGCTATTGTTGCAATAGAAGGAAAACATTTTCTATTTTTATTTGCATATGTACATAATATGCTATAAATACCTTTAGCTTGAATACTAAGTTCAGGATCTTTTACAACACTGCTACTTACAATACCAAACCTTTCTTTGGTCATCCTGTAAGAAGTTGTATTATAACTACCAATACTATTCCTACAACACCAATAGAGAAACTAAGCATACTAGAATGGTAACTCTTTTTCTGTCTTGTTGATTGCATAATATATTTCTTTTATTATAGTATCTTTCTTTTGTATTTCTAAACGTTCAAATGGTACTTCTTTTCTTGTGGTAATAAGTTTACCTTTATCATCATGTGTAATAACATCTACATCAAATTTATAATACCATGGATTAAACTCAGTACTGTATGACTTATCATCTGATATTATACCAAATAGTTTATTTTGACCTGCATAAATGTTATTGTCTCTAAGTATATCATAGTCTACATCAATAATGTCATACTTCTCATCATTTGGAAAGTAGATAACATCACCTTTCTTAACCAATACTGGTTCTTTCTCAGTGACTAATAAATCTATAAGTGTAGATATAGCATGATCTGATAGGTAATTATACATTAAGTTAATCATATGTTCCCTATTCTTCACGTTTGTTTTAATACCATCAAGCAGTATAAGTGCTCCAGCATCATCTGATATGTTTATATTTCTTTTCATAATTCTTTTATTTCTTTTAAAAAAAGGGAGACCATTACGATCTCCCTTCCCCCTCTCAATGTAGCTATGTGGTTTCCCACCTAACTACTCTCACTATATTGTATGTATATATATGGTATATAATACTGGTGTTGTTAGTACGTCACTGATGACGTATTTTTATTAAATCCTGATACATTATTCTATATGTTGAGTCTCCATCTGTTGTACCATCTGTTAATTTTCTAAGTTGGTCCATAGATAAAGCTTTAATCATATTCCTAATGGAAGAGAGAGTTCTATTATGTACTCTTAAAATATTAAGATGTTCAAAACTGTCTTTAAGTTTAAGATTGAGATAACTCTCTTTGATATTGAACAGGTACTCATGGTTATTGAATTCAAACATTTCTCCTTCATCCATACTTACCTTGATAGAATTATAGTTAAGTGCCTGTGAATTGTTGATCATACCCAGTTTCTTTTGTAACCATTTAGGTGACGGTTGGAAACCACAATAAGTTGTTTGTAATACATTAGACTTGTAGTCTAACAGATCAGTAACGCTTAGGTTAAAGAACGTTTTAAATATAGACATCATGTGTTCATTGGATGATATACTAATACCATACTTTATATGTTCACGCTGTCTTATTCTTATTACGGTTGTATGATCAAATAGATCAGTCATTCCAACCAAATGTGATCACGAAGAATGGAAATACTATTCCAATCAATCCATTGTCCCAACCTATACCTATTGTGAACATTGGTACATATTCTATACCTACTTTGAATTTATGTTTTGGGTGTTGAAGATATAACATAGCACAACCTATAAGAGCAGTCATGTCTACTATTCCTAATGCAAGGAACTCAATAGGTCCTGACAATAAGGTTATGATGATTATGTTCATGTATATTAATGCTACTGGTACTATTAGTCCAGCTATTATTTTCTTGATAGTTACTTTCATTTCTTTATTCTTTAATTTGTTATTAATTGCCTAAGTGTATTGGACTGCCACCACAACCACCCTTTTGGGTGCCACATGATGTAAATACAAATGCTAAGGCTGTTATGAGTAGTGTAAATAAGATTAGAGTCATTGCTCTATCAAATTTGTTTACTTCTTGGTTATGTTTGTTCATGAGTTATTATTTTTGATGTTTGGGTAACTAGTATGCTTATCCTATAGAGAGAGAGACAACTAATAGTATAGTATCATACATAGGAAACATCTTTATTGCTATAAACTCATATCCATGCACTATTGCAAGATATTTCAGCAGACCTATGTTAATGATAGCTATATATTATATAATGGTAACATATTAGTTCTATTGTGGTAATATGTGGTATTATGTGGGTATATGATGTCCCACTCATCATGTAACACCTGTATTTAATTAATTTCCCTACCAATTAAAGAAGGAAAGATGAATTAAATAGGATGTAGACGGATAAAGGTTAGATAAGGGACAAGTAACTAGTATTTAGTCACATTGTCCCTATAAGTTGCGTCCACCCTTAAGGGAAGTAAAGGATACATCAAGTATCCTCACATATACATTACGCAGGTGTTACCCATTGTAATGTTGTCATCATTGGAGACCCGTCATCATTCTTGTTGTTACGGTCTTCAACAAAGTTTCCAGACATTTTGAAACCTTTAAGCTCCTGATTAGGTTTAAGCTTAAGGTCTCGTGGATCAATATCCACTAGACAAAGCAAACCAAACTGTAAGTTTGTTTGAGTTCTGGCTTGAACTTGCTTAGGACCATCTACTGTGTTGATGGTTACAGTCTCAGTAGATGCTACTGCTGACTTACAAACGATTGTGTTTGACCCCTCAGGGATTTTGTGAAAGAATACTGACATAATATGATTTTTTTGGTTGTATACCCAATGGGGGTACACCTCTACCTTTTTTAAGCTGGGGAGCAGAACAGTAGGACCTAACACTCATGCCACATATACAATTTTTCATTTAAGAATTTTTTATGTGGTGGGATTTTTGTATATTGAAAGGGTAGGGGGGGTTTGTTTAACAATCCATCTTTTATAAGAAAGAAGTACTAACCAAAAAATAATAAATGAATATTCCTAAATTCTTTAGATTTTTTTTTATTAATTTTGAAACCAAAAAATTAGAACATATGTCTGTAAATGACCCACTAGATAAGTATGATAAGTTAGATGAATATCAAATACAAGAAGCTGAGTATATAATAATGGATAAGGCGTTTAGGAATTCTTTTATGATCGTTACTAAAAAGAAAACCTTTGAAGAAGTAATGGAGTCTAAGGATGGTGCTTTATTAGCACATAATCCTGATGATGGTATTACGGATTATGAATTGGAAAACATGATGCAGTATTTCGTAGATGAAGAAGAATATGAGAAGTGTGCTGTTCTTAAAAAAATGTATCCAAAGATCAAGTGGGATATTCTTACTTAAAATAATTTTATGAATAATAAAGAAAAGACTCCCCCAAAGGGAGCAATAAGTTTTTCTATTACATTATCTGATGAACAAAAGGTAGCTAAGGCAGAAATTCTGAAAAATCCGTTTAACTTTATAATAGGTAAAGCGGGAAGTGGTAAAACTCTTTTAGCCGTACAGGTTGCATTAGATCAAGTTTTCAAACGCCAATATGATAAGATCATAATTACTAGACCAACTATATCTACTGAGGATAATGGGTTCTTACCTGGATCTGAACGTGAGAAGATGGAACCATGGTTAGTACCTATCCGTTCTAATATGCGTAAGGTTTATAATAAATCAGATAAGTTAGAAAAAATGGAAAAGGATGAGACTATTGAATTAGTATCCCTAGCTCACTTTAGAGGGCGTACATTTGATAATGCAGTAGTCATAGTAGATGAGTTCCAAAATCTAACTAGAGGACAGCTAGCAATGGCTATAGGTAGGTTAGGTAAGGATTCTAAGATAATCTTCTGTGGAGATTCATATCAAATAGATCTAAAGGACAAGAACTGGTCTGCATATCATGACATGGCTAAGTTAACTAATTCTAAGTTTGTATTTAAAGCTGTATTGGAAGATTCACATAGACATGCTGCAATAGATGAGCTGTTAGAATTATTAAATGGTTATCATTAAATATAAAACGTCACCCATGGCGTTATAGATAAAATAAAAGTATTTACACTTTATTTATTTAAACTTTTTTTGTATCTTTGTACTATAATTAACTATTAATAATTTAAAACCAATATTATGGCAGATCAAAGTGCGGGTAACTACTCTGATGAAGAGGTGCAGTTATCAAAAGAAGAAGTAGAAGCAAGAAGAGCTGAAGTAACAGCTTATTACAAAGACAGTATCAAAGACCTTAAAGTTCAGAAAGAATATGAGGAATTATTAAGAGACATTGAGGTAACTCGTTCTGAAAGAGTACAATCTCAAATGTATCTTGCTCAAATGATGTCAGGACCTAAAGAAGGAAATCCAGAAGATATAAACAGTGCAAGATCAGAAGCTGTAAGACAAGCATCAGAAGATTGGGATGCAGATCAAGCTAAAGCTCCACCAAAGAGAACTCTTAAAAAACAAGACTAATGAAGTACGGGAGAGAGGTGCTTCAAAGAGCTTTAGATTCTAAAGGATATAAGTATTTTACAAATGGTGATTATAATTTAAATATTATAGGTATTAGAAATGCTGATACTGATGATATGGTTACAAATAAATTTGATGACACTATAACATTATCCTATAAGAAAGATGGAGAGTGGCAGTATCATGAATTTGATTGTACCACTGATCCTGGAACCCATTGGGTAGATAATATATTAAATGAGGATGGTGTAGCTATTTTAAAACCTGGACAATATCCTAAGTCTCATAAGATCAGAAAGCATCAAGGTAAGTATGAAGCATTAGGTCAACAAAATCCTGTAACTGTTTATAGAGATAAGAATAGAGATGATATTTACAATATGAATAAAGAAAATACTGATACTGGTTTATTTGGTATCAATATTCATAGAGCTACTAGCCGTGTTGGAAAAACTTCAACTCAAGTGGATAAGTGGTCAGCAGGATGTCAAGTTATTGCATCTAATGATGATTTTAAATTGTTTATGAAGATATGTAGAAAAGCTAAAGCTGTATGGAGTAACAACTTTACTTATACTTTAATAACAAGCAAAGAAACTGATAGGACAAAAACCTGGATATAATGATAGTAAAGAAAGTAGAAAAAAAAGTTAGGATGAGTAAGGATGAGGTTATAAAATACCAAATCCTTACTTATTGCTTTCTTAATGACATACAAATAAGCTTGTCAGATTTATTATGTTTATCTGAACTTGCAAAATTAGAAAGTGCAGAACTTACAAAGTTTTGTTCTCTTATATCAGATAAAAAGATATTTAAGAGTTCACAGTCTTGTAGAAATGCAATTACTAAGGCAAGTAAGAAAGATCTAATAATCAAAACAGGAATTAATAAAAAGAACATTACACTAAATCCAAAAATAGAGATACAAACAAAAGGTACTATATTATTGGATTATAAATTATTAGGAGTTGAATCCTAAAAAGTATAAAGATCTTTATCCTGAAATTGCAAAAGAATGCAATGCACATGCTGACTTAGTTGGTAATCTAGTATCTTTTTATTATGGTAGAGTTAGAAAAGCTTTATCTGATTTAGATGCAAGTAAAATATACATACCAAATTTAGGAACTTTTACACTAAGAAAGAAAAGGTTAGAAAAAAGTATTAATAGAAACAAGGATATTCTTGGTAACATTCAAAAAAATACTTACAAAGGATATGGTAAACACATACCTGTAAAAGAAAAGATTGAGATACTTGAAAAGGCATTAGCTAATATGAATGAAGAATTAGAAACCAAAAATAAATTTAGAGATGAAAATAATTAAACTATTATCTGCAATTAAAAATGTTGATCAAATTTTTGAAGGTGTTAAAAATAACATTTTCAGATCTGATGATGTTGAACTTGTTGCAGCTGAAAGATGGGATATATGTAAAGAGTGTCCATCTCTTGATAATGCAGGTAAAAATTGTGCAGCTCCAGGAACACAACCTTGTTGTTCTGATTGTGGGTGCTCATTGGGTTTTAAATTGAGAGCTTTATCATCTTCATGTCCAGTAGGACAATGGGATGCAGTACTATCTGAGGAGTTAGAAAAACAATTTAAAGATAAAACAGGATATAAAGAATAAAATTATGGCAGTTATATTTAAAGAAGAAGGTCACATATATGAGAGTCTAGATGATAATCTAGATAAAGATAAAATCAACTGGACTAGTGTTACTAGTTTTGTAGGGAAGTTTAAACCTAAATTTGATGCTAAAGGTCAGGCAAAAAAGTCTGGTAAGAATAAGAGGTCTAAGTGGTATGGTATGACACAAAAAGAAATACTAGATGCTTGGAGTAATGAGACAGATAGAGCAATTGGTTTAGGTAATTGGTATCATAACCAAAGAGAAGAAAACATTTGTGAGTTTAATACTATTGAAAGAGAAGGTGTTAACTTACCTATTGTAAGACCTACTATAGATAAGGCAGGTATTAAGATTGCACCAGACCAAAAGTTAGAGGACGGTGTTTATCCAGAACTTTTTGTATATCTAAAATCATTAGCTATATGTGGTCAAGCTGATTTAGTTAGTATTGTTAATGGTAAGATTAATATACTTGATTATAAAACCAATAAGGAAATAAAGGAAAAAGGATATACAAACTGGGAGGGTATTACTTCAAAAATGTATAATCCTGTAAGTGATCTTGATGATTGTAATCTAAGTCATTATAACTTACAATTAAGTTTATATGCTTATATTATTAAGAAGCATAACCCTAAATTGAAGATTGGCAAGTTAATAATTCAACATGTTTCCTTTGAGAAGGAAGGTGAGAATGAGTTTGGTTATCCAATAACTAAGTATAATGATCAAGATGAACCAATCATCAAAGAGATTAAAATGTATGAACTACAATACTTAAAAGATAAAGTAGACAGTTTAATAATGTGGCTTAAAGATAATAAATAATGCTAGTAAAACTATTTGATATACAAAACGGAAAGGTGATACCTTCAGAACATTGTTATACAATTAAATCATTAAAATCTATTATGGATAAATATCCAGATACATTTTTATCTGTATATTTGTATATATTTTATATGACTTGTCCTGATCCAGATATGAATCCTTTTTTTAACATACCAGAACATGAAAAAGAAGATTTAATCATAGAAGAGGTGGGACTTGAAGAATCAACTGAAGATGTAGAGATAAGACAAGCTGTAGACATGTGTAAAGAAATGTATCAAACACCAACGTTTAGAGCCTATAAAGGAATCAAGTCAATGCTTGATAGACTAGCTAGATATATGGAAACTACGTCTATAGAACACGGTAGAGATGGAAATTTAACATCATTAGTAAACACTGCTGCAAAATTTGACCAGATTAGACAGTCATTTAAGGGTGCTTATAATGATATGAAAGATGAACAAAAAAGTTCTGTCCGTGGAGGGCAAGGACTTGCATATGACCAAATGTAATTATTAATATTTAAAACCAACAACATGAAAAAAGTAATACCAATGGGAAGAAGAGTTCTCGTTAAACAAGATGCAAAGATTGAAAAGATAAAGAATGGATTAATCTATTTACCTGAGTCTGAACAACATCAACCTCCTATGGGATATGTTGTATCTACAGGACCTAAGTGTGAACAAGTAAAAGAAGGTGATTATATACAATGGCCACTAGAAATTAATACTACTAGTATGTTACATGATGAAGAAGAACATCTTGTTATTGATGAAGCAGCTATTATTGCTGTAATGATGGATGTATAAAAAAGTTCCTACATATCAGGATAGTAAATGGGGTTATAAAGAGTTTGAAACTAAAGAAGATTTCATAACCTACATGCTTACTCTATTTAAAGAGCCTGGACAATATAATTTTGATAAGACTGCTTTAATGTTTAATGAACAAGCAGTCTTATTTAATTCTCAAGGGTTTTATTGTGATAAACCTTTTAGATCAAAAGATTATATTACATATTGGAATGATCAAAAAGAAAAATGTAGGGAAGGAGTACTATATATTGGAGAGAAAAGCACATGGTATCTTTCAAGAGATTATTATATGTGGTTAAATTTCTTACCAATATTTGATAAAGAAGAAAAGAAGTATGGCTTTGCTAAAGTCAGGGATGCTCAATATCATATGGCTCTTTATGAAATAATTGCTGAGTTACATTGTAAACATGTTGCAATACTAAAGAAACGTCAGATAGCATCATCATATTTTCATATGGCCAAACTTTTAAACCAATATTGGTTTGAAGAAGGGTCTATATGTAAGATAGGAGCATCACTAAAAGATTATATCAATGATAAAGGTTCTTGGAAGTTCTTAGATGAGTATAAGACTTTTCTTAATGAACATACTGCATGGTATAGACCAAGTAGTCCTGAAAAAGTTCTACTATGGGAGCAGAAGATTGAGGTTAGAATAAACAATAGAAAAACTAACAAAGGTCTTATGTCAAAGATCCAAGGAGCTTCATTTGAAAAGAATGCAACTACTGGAGTAGGTGGACCTTGTACTTTTTTCTTTCATGAAGAAGCAGGTATTGCACCAAAGATGGATCAGACATATGAGTATATCCGTCCTGCAATGACTTCTGGTATGATGACTACTGGACAATTTATTGCAGCAGGTTCTGTTGGTGATCTACAACAATGTAATCCTCTTAAGGAGTTTATACTTAACCCTCAAGCAAATGATATATATGCTGTAGAAACAGACTTAATGGATGACAAAGGAAAGATTGGTATTGCTGGATTATTCATTCCTGAACAATGGTCAATGCCACCTTTTATTGATGATTATGGAAATTCATTAATAGATGAAGCTTTAAAAGCAATAAAAGAAGAAAGATCAGGATGGCAAAAAGATCTAGCACCAGAACAATATCAATTACGTATATCTCAGAAACCTATTAATATTGCTGAAGCATTTGCATATAGAAAAGCAGCAATATTCCCACAAGGTTTAATATCAAGACAACTAAAAAGAATAGAAGATAAAGAATATGGTTATGAATTCTTAGAACTTGAAAGAACAGAGGAAGGTATTGAAGCAAAGAAGACTAGAAAACTTCCTATAATAACATTCCCAGTAAAGAAAAAGCTTGAAGATAAGACAGGTGTACTAGTTGTATGGGAAAGGCCTGTTAAAGATCCACAATTTGGAACATACTATGCATCAATTGACCCTGTGTCAGAAGGAAAGACAACAACATCAGATTCATTGTGTAGTATATTTGTGTATAAGAATGCATGTGAAGTTACAAGAACTGATAAAGGTGGAGAAACAGAGACATTTATAGAAAGAGAAAAGGTAGTTGCAACATGGTGTGGTAGATATGATGATATAAATAAGACCCATGAACAATTAGAATTAATTATTGAATGGTATAAAGCATGGACATTAGTTGAGAATAATATATCCTTATTTATTCAACATATGATTGCTAAACGTAAACAAAAGTATTTAGTTCCAAAACAACAGATTCTATTCCTAAAAGATTTAGGTTCTAACAACAATGTATTCCAAGAATATGGATGGAAGAATACAGGTACATTATTTAAGAGTCATCTTATTTCTTATGCAATTGAGTACATAAGAGAAGGTATAGATGAAGAGCTAGATGAGAATGGAGAAGTTATATCTCAAACATTTGGAGTGGAAAGAATTCCTGATAAGATGTTACTTACAGAAATGATGCAATATTATCCTGGGCTAAATGTGGATAGACTGGTAGCTTTTGCTGCTTTAGTTGCTTTTGTGAGAATACAGCAATCAAATAGAGGATATACTAAGCGTAGAGAGAATCAGGACTCAAATAACTTGGATAAGTCCAAAAATTTGTATAAATTAAATGTGAGACCATTTAGCAATATGGGAGGTAGGTCAGCTAGAAATAAAAACAAAATAAGAAAATCACCTTATAAAAACTTTAAATAATGAAAGATTATTGGACAACAACAACAACATTTGAAGATCACGGGTTTACATATATTAACGTTAAATAAAATATAACATGCAATTATATAATGCAATGCAGCTAAAAGCTGGTGCTAAAGTCAAAGGGGAAGGCTTAACAAACAGTAGTCTTACACAACCTTTACAATTTATTAAAGCCAAAGAGAAGGATGATGAGTGGGCTGCATGGAATCTAGATTGGATTGAGATGAGGGGTATGGAATACCTTAGGAGAAATGCAAGAAAGTTATTAAAGAATTATAAGCTTGCAAAAGGTATTATAGATAAGACAGATTATATAATAGAAGAAGATAATGAGTATAAGGATATTATGGATATTCTTACAAAAGAGGATGAATCTGCACTAGAGCTTAAGTTTTATCCAATTATACCAAATGTTATTAATGTATTAACTGGTGAGTTTACAAAGAGATTTCATAAGGTTCAGTTTAGAGCAGTAGATGATACTTCATATAATGAAATGCTTGAGCAAAAAAGAGGGCAGATTGAAGAAAACTTATTAGCTGATGCAGAAAATAAGATCTTAATGAAAATGTTAGATGCTGGTTTAGATCCTAACTCAGATGAAGCAAAAGAAAAACTTTCTCCAGAGAACTTAAAAACATTACCAGAAATAGAAGATTACTTTTCTAAAGATTATAGAAGTATGGTTGAGGAATGGGCTACCCATCAATTAGCAGTAGATGAGGAAAGGTTCAGAATGAATGAGCTAGAAGAAAGAGGTTTTAGAGATATGTTAGTTGCAGATAGAGAATTCTGGCATTTCAAAATGATGGAAGATGACTATGATGTAGAATTATGGAATCCAGTATTAACATTTTATCATAAGTCTCCTGACTCAAGATATATATCTGATTCTAATTTTGCTGGTAAATGTGATATGATGTCTCCTGCAGATGTTATTGATAAATATGGATACCTGATGACTCAAGATCAAATGGTTTCTTTACAAAACATATATCCAGCAATTTCAGCAAGGTATGCACAGACAGGTGTACAGAATGATGGTTCTTTTTATGATGCAAGTAAATCACATAAGTGGAATACAGGTGCTCCATCTTTACAATATAGACAACACATGAGTACAACAGGGGGTGACTCTTCTGGTGATGCTGATATAGTAAATTGGATACTTAGTGAAGGAGATGATGTAGGAAGCTGGGGTAATGCAGATATGATGAGAGTAACAACAACATACTGGAAGACACAAAGAAAGGTAGGACATTTGACAAGGATAACAGAACAAGGTGATGTTATGCAAGAAATCATTGACGAGACATACAAAGTTACTGAGAAACCTATTTACAATACTAATTTATTTAGAGAAAAAACAAAAGATAATTTGGTACAAGGAGAACATATAGAATGGATATGGATTAATGAAGTATGGGGTGGTGTAAAAATTGGTCCTAACTTACCTACATATTGGCAACAAAACAATGATGGAGGTTTTAATCCAATATACTTAGGTATTAATAGAAGTAAGCCAGGAAGAATACCATTCCAATTCAAAGGAGATAATTCTCTATATGGTTGCAAGTTACCTGTAGAAGGAAGAGTATTCTCTGATAGAAATACAAGATCTACATCTCTAGTTGACTTAATGAAACCATATCAAGTAGGATATAACATGGTTAATAACCAGATAGCAGACATTCTAGTAGATGAGTTAGGTACTATTATCATGTTTGATCAAAATGCTTTACCACGTCACTCTATGGGTGAAGACTGGGGTAAGAATAATCTTGCTAAAGCATATGTAGCAATGAAAGACTTTGGTATGATGCCATTAGATACTTCTATTACTAATACTGAGAATGCAACTAACTTCAATCATTACCAGACTTTAAATCTTGAGCAATCAAGCAGGTTAATGTCTAGAATACAATTAGCTAATCATTTTAAACAACAAGCTTTTGATGCTATTGGAGTAAACCCACAAAGATTAGGAACTCCTATTGCACAAGAAACTGCAACAGGTGTTATTAATGCTATGACTCAATCATATGCTCAAACTGAAATATATTTTGTACAGCATTCAGATCAACTTATGCCACGTGTACATCAGATGAGAACAGATCTTGCACAATTCTATAATAGTACAAATCCAAGTGTAAGATTAACATATATTACTAGTGAGGCAGAAAAAGTAAACTTTACTATAAATGGTACAGACTTATTGATGAGAGATTTTAATATATTTTGCACAACTAAAACAAATCATAGAGGTACTCTTGATCAATTAAAACAAATGGCACTTACTAATAATACAACAGGTGCAAGTATTTATGACCTTGGTAATATTATTAAAGCAGATTCAATTGCTGAAGTTTCTGATATACTTAAAGATGCAGAGACTAAAACAGAACAACAACAGCAGCAAGAACAACAAAGTCAACAACAAATGCAAGAACAGCAGTTACAAGCTGCAGCTACTGAGAAACAAGCTGAACGTGACTTTAAATTACAAGAGTCTGAAGCAGAAAGAAGAAAAGATCTTATGGTTGCAGAAATTAGAGCTGCTGGATATGGTGGTGGATCTGATGTTAATCAAAATCAAGAGAGTGATTTCCAAGATGCAATGCGTGATATGCAGCAAAGAGATCAATATAGAGATCAAATGGATTTCAAAAGAGAAGATGCTACTAACAAGAATGCAATGACACGTGATAAATTAGCAGTTGAAAGAGAGAGAATTGCTGTACAACGTGATGTAGCAAGCACAAATCTTGAAATTGCACGTGAAAACAAGAATGTATATGACGTAAGTTCTAAGAAAAAGGCAGAGGAAAAGGATAAGAAAAAGAAGAAGAAATAAGACTTAGCTATATACTCCTAAAAAAAACATTTTTATATAAAATTTCTAAGGTTTATCCTTTAAAATGTTGTATATTATTAATGTATTATTTATAAACCAACAAATAAAATTATGGCAGAAATAGAAAAAACTGTAGAAACTAAAGTCCACGATGTGGATATTAATCTGGATGACATCTTCACAGGTGCACCAGGAGCAGCTAGTATAACACTACCTGAAGAGACTGATGTAGATAAAAAACCTAATGTGTTTTCTAGATCAGCAAAAGTAGATATGTCCTTTCTTAATGAGGAAGACATGGGTGTTAAAGAAGAAACTCTTATAACTGAAGTAACTGATGACACAACAGATCTTAATGTTGAAGATGAGAAACCAGTTCTAGAGAATGCAGAAGAAGGTGTAGAAGTAAAAGAAGAAGTTACAGAAGACACAATCAATGAACTTCTAGCTCCAGATTCTGATGAAGATGAAGTACAACCAAAGAAAAGAGGTAGAAAACCAATTACTGGAATGGCAGATGTTTTCTCAAAGCTTATTGCTGATGATAAAATTGTAGGATTTGATGATGATAAAGACTTATCTGAATATAGTGCTAAAGATTTTGAAGAACTTATTCAAGCAAATTTAGACCAGAAAGCTAATGATGTAAGAAGAGAAACTCCAGCTCAGTTTTTTCAAAGTCTACCAGAAGAATTACAGATAGCTGCAAAGTATGTTGCTGATGGTGGTGATGATATGAAAGGATTATTTAGAGCATTGTCACATGTTGAAGAATCATACCAACGTAATATTAAAAATGAATCTGATCAAGTACACATTATAAGAGAATATCTTGGAGCAACAGGATATGGTAATGATGCAGAGATTGATGAGGAAATAGAAATATGGAAAGACTTAGGTAAGCTTGAACAACAAGCAGGAAAGTTTAAGCCAAAATTAGATAAGATGCAGGAGAAAGTTGTAGCAGGAAAACTTCAAGAGCAAGAGATGAAGAAAAAACAACAAGAACAAGCATCACAAAATTACATGCAAAATGTATACAACACACTTAAGACTGGTAAAGTAGGAGATATTAAAGTAGATAAGAAAACACAATCACTTATATATAACGGATTAGTTAATCCTTCTTATCCTTCAATAAGTGGACAGAATACAAATCTTTTAGGTCACTTATTAGAAAAGTATCAGTTTGTAGAACCAAATTATGATTTAGTATCAGAAGCATTATGGTTATTAGCTGATCCTACAAGCTATAAAAATCAAATAATGAAGAAAGGTGAAACTAAAGCTGTAGAACAAACTGTTAGAAAGCTTAAGACTACTCAATCTGATAAGAGTGCATCTACTTCAGCAGAAAGAAAATCAACAACTCCATCAAAAAGAAAAATACAAAGAGGTGGTGAAAACATATTTAAAAGATTTTAATAACATAAACAAACAAATAAAAAAATGGCAAATAATGTAAATGCAGGCTTAACAAGCCTTAATAACTCAGAAAGATTTCTTGGGTTTCCAATAGAAGGTAGAACCGACTTAATATATGTTGCAGCTACTGATATTGTTATGATAGATCAAGATGCATCATCAAATACTTTAACAAATATCTATTATAAATCAGGAGTAGATACAAGTACTATACAAATAACACATTCAGCTGATGTTTCTAAATCAGTACCAGGTACCATTTGGAAAGCACTATGGGATCTTAATCAACGTCAATATGATGTAACTGTTGAGGTGTTATTACCACGGGTAGTATCAGCAATTACTACAGGGTGTAGTATATGTGCTGAAAAAATTGTATCAACAGTTGTTACAGATAATGGACCTATCCCTACATCTGGTTTAGTACTTTTACAAATAAATGGTACACAAACCTTTACTTTACCTTCTGCGACATCTACTGGTACTACAGTATCTGTGATTGTGGATGCAGGTATAAACACACCAGCTGGAACACTAACCCCTTATAAAGTTATGGGAGCAGCTAGTAATATACTCTTTAATGCAGTAGGTCAAAGAGTAGATCTTCAATATACGGGTGATAATGGATGGTCATTAGCAGGAAGATCATCAGGAGCAGCAGCAACAACAGCAGTAGTAGCAGGATTACCACTGATTGTATAATAAAATAAAAAAACAACAACAACAATAATAATTAATAACTAAAAAAAAGAATTAAATTATGGCAACTCCAGTATTAAACAATGGCTTGTTCCTTAGGGATACAAGTTACAATGCGAGTTCACACGTGGACTCATATCACTTAGCAGGAATGCTTGGTAACGCAGAACCAATGGACATGGGTCCAGTGGATTTGTGGGCAATGACGCAAAAGGTAGAAATGCCTTTATACCAAATGGCTTCCTTCGGTGGTAAGAACACTATTATGGTGGACAACGCAAGAGGTGAATATAAATGGCAAACACCTGTAGCAATTGACTTACCATTTGTAACTGATGATCTTACAACAGGTGATGTTGTAGGTAAAGACGGGCAAAAATTTAGAATTAAACTTTCTAAACGTAGCTTTGGACATGGGGACATTATTACTTATGATAAGTATAATGGACTTGAATTATACATTACTGCTGATGATATATTACCAGCAGGTAATGGATTTATCTATACTGTACAACTTGTAAACAATGCAAGTAATACAGGATTAGATACAACTAAATATCTTGTAGCAGGAACTAAGTTCTTTAGAAAAGGTTCTGCTAGAGGTGAATATGGAGAAAGATTCTCTGATATTACTACTGAAGCAGGATTCAGAGAATTCTACAACTTTGTAGGAGGAGCTGAAGCACACGTTCACTATTCTATTTCTTCTAGAGCAGATTTAATGCTTAAAGGTGGAATGAATGCTGATGGTACTGTACCAGTTACTGAGATCTGGAGAAACTTTGATAAGAATCTTGATCCTTCAGTTTCTACATTAGAAGGAATGGTATCTGCAATGGGTAAAGATTATGTAAAGAGAGCATTTGATAATGGTTCACTTTCTAGAACATTCTTAACATCTATGGAAGCTGCTCACCTTACTAAGGTAGCAAATGACATTGAGACTTACTTAATGTGGGGTCATGGTGGTAGAGTTAAACAAGACGGTCCAGATGATATTAGATTATCAGTTGGTCTTTGGAAACAATTAGACAACTCATTTAAAAGAGTTTATAATAAAGCTTCTTTTGATCTTGACATGTTTAAGAATGAACTTTACAATTTCTATCAAGGAAAAGTTGAATTAGAAGGACCAAATCCAGGACGTACTTTAGTAGTACAAACAGGAATTGGAGGAATGAAACTTATCAATGAAGCTATTAGAGTTGAAGCTGCAGGATTAGCAGGTACTGGTGCTTTAGGTAGTGGTGCAGTTATTAATGCAGACAATTTAGGAATTGTTAAAGGTGATGCAATGGACTTAGGTTTTGGGTATGCATTTACATCTTACATTATTCCTTTCTTAGCTAATGTACAATTTGTTTTAAACCCAGCGTTTGACAACTTACATACTAATGACATTGAGAATCCATTAATTGATGGAAGACCTTTATCTTCTTATAGTTTCATCATCTTTGATGTAACTGATAATGTTCAAGATAATATCTTCTTGTTAAAATTATCTTGGGATAACCAATTAAAATGGTTCTACCAAAATGGTACTATGGATTATATGGGACGTAGTCAAGGATTTGCATCATCAGGTAACTTCAATGGATACCGTGTAATGATGACACAGACTATGCCAGCTATTTGGGTTAAGGACCCTACTAAAGTTCTTAAGATTGTAATGAAGAATCCTGTAACAGGAGGATCATTCTAGTCTTAATTAACAATATGAATGAAGGAGGAGCCTTGTGCTCCTCCCTATTTCTTTCTTAAAACCAACAATATTAATAAAACCAAACAAAAATTATGAGTACAATATCAAAAGATTTCACAATTAGTGAAAAATACCAAACAGGTAAAGAGCAAAAGATTGCAATACGTCCTTACTTTGATGATGGTAAAGAAAACATGGGTCTTGAAAAATATGGAATGACACTACATGATGGTGTATATCATATGGAAGATCTAGCTTGTCTTGAATTAAATGGTATCAAAAGGTATGTAACAGGATTAAATGAATTTGCTCCTGCAGTTAAAATGTTACCAGATGCTGAAAGAAAAGCAAAAATAAAAGAAATTAGAACTGTTGTTATCCAACTAGAAAAAGATCTAGCATCTAATGTAATTGAAATAGATGATCCAGAATTTTGGAACAAAGTTCAAATCTTAAAACCAGATAATCATATATTCTGGAGTAAGATACACTTAAAGGTAGGGAATGATCCTTACTTTTTAGACCCAAAGAAAGATCCATATGATCTTATAAAAATGTATGCAATTAAAGCAGGTGGATTTTCTATTGTAGCTAAAGACTATGAGACAGTTCAGTCTATTCCAAATTGTAGATTTTATTTAGATCAAGTTAAGAAGACTACAACAGCTAAGACTAAACCTTCTAAAATAAGAAATAAAGCATTAGCAACTCTTCAAAGATTATTTGATGAGGATACTGAGAAATTATTTTATGTAGCAAAAATGATTGATTATAATAGTGCACAATATACAAGAGCAACTCCTGTTGATATTTTATATGAAGCAATGGATGCACATATAAATGGAGATGGTGCAGAATCATCTAAGACAAAAGCTGCTTTAGAATTTACAGCTATTGCTAATGATAGTATGGAAAACCTAACTCTAAGAACATTGTTAAAAGATGGAACATACTACCAGTTTATGACAAATGATGGTGCAGGATACATTATAGAATCTGAAACTAAAATTAAATTAGGTAAAACCAATGAAGAAGTTTTAGAATTTTTTAAGAATCCTTTAAATGAAGAAGTTTTAGATAGATTATTTTCACAAACTGAAAGATACTGGAATTCATAAATTATGTTAAATCAAACTATTCAAATAAAATTTAGACAAAGACTTAACAAGATTGCTAGTGATGACTATGATAATATAGAATGCTGGCAAGTTGTTGAGGCTTTTAATAAAGCACAACTTGAATGGTGTAGAAGAAATCTACATGGTAACAACATGTTTAAAGAAGGTGATGAAAATTCTAAAAGACGTATTGATGACTTACAAGTTCTTTTAACTACACTACCAATTACTACTACAGATATGGGTAATCATGAAGTGTCTACTAATTTTCCAGATAATGAAACTTATCTTGAATATAAAAGAGTTAGTGTTGAAGCTACATCTGAATGCTGCACTGATCCTAGATCTATGACATGCTATCTGATAGAAGAGGCTAATATTGATCTTGTATTGAGAGACCCCTTAAAGAATCCTAATTTTGAATGGGGTGAAACTGTATGTACTATGGCTAATAATACTCTAAAAATATATAAGGATGATTTTAATATTGTTAATCCATCCCTAATGTATTATAGACAACCTGTTAGAATAGAAATTGTAGACTGTGTTGATCCATATACAGGAAATACTTCAACAGCAGATATTGAATGTGAATTTAAAGATGATCTAGTAGAAGTATTTATTGATGAAGCTGTAGCTATCATTGCTGGAGATATTGCAGATGCAAATAACTATAGTAGGGAAATGCAAGCTGCAGAAAGAAACAACTAAAAATTATAATATACTAGATATATTTAGTATATTATACATGTACTGTCTAAACAAACTAAGTCCTTGACAGTATATATTATAAGGGCATTATTTATTAACAAAAAAAAGACCTGGTAACAGGCATTAAAAAAATGGCTTATTTTAACAACGCTTTTCAACAAACATTTGTCCCAACTTCCTTTTTGGTAGCTGGTGGTGAAGACTCCTCTGTATACACTCCTATGGAGGCAGGGTTTATTGGTTCACAATCTTATGATACTGCAAGCACAGCAACATTAGCAGCAGGTAAAACACCTGTTATGTTATGTATGGGATCTCCTTTAGGTAGTCCAACTGGTGTAGCTGGTGCTGCAAATGATATCCTAGGTGGAAATAGATTTCATGGTGGATATGCAGAATCATGGAAATCAAAAGTAATCAATCCAAGATATGTAAGATTTATTGGTAAACAACCAGTAGTAGCTGCTGCAACATCAAGTGTTGTATTAGATGCTAAAGGAACATGCTTTGACTGTATTGGTGAACAATCAGTTAGAATTGATTTAAAAGGTGCTCCAGTACTTAGAGCATTAAATAGAAATGGATATAAGATCTTAGGTGGTGACGGATACTGTTGCCCAGCTGGACAAACTTATAAAGACCCTGCTAAAGTATTTGCTGATATGGCTGTACAATTATTAAGAGACCCTATTCTTAGTCAATTAGTAGATGTTAAAGTTGAACATGATAATAATGCTGGTTCTTTTACAACTATTACTGATTCTGCAACTGCAGCAGGTAACACAAGATATGAAAAACAACAAGCTGCAATTGCATTACTTTTAGCATATTCAGGTGCAGCTGCGGTTGTTGCTGGTCACTTAGGTAAATTTACTATTACTGATACTAGTTCTGAAACTGTATTTGGTAACTGTTCTTTTGATACTAGAGATTACTATCAAGAAGAGCCTTTACAATTATATGCATCTCAGTTGGATAATGATGGAGATCCATGTACTGCTACTTGTATAGATATTTCAAGAAATAAAGGTAAAGAATCTGAAACTAAAGGTGAATTAATTCAAAGAGATGTAATGATGTTCCAAAGATACATGCAACATCCTACTAATCAAGGAAACTTAGATTCAACTAGAATGAGAGAAGTTGAAAGAGTTGGTCCAGCTAATGACTTATTAGGTATTGTTCGTTCAGCAAATTACACTGTATACTACTTATTACATACTGTACCTCGTTTTAACAACCCATCTGGTACATTTGATAATGATCAATATATGGTTAAACTTGCTACTAATGGAATAATTGCTAATTTAGAAACTGCATTAAATGCAATGGCTGTAGGTTGCTTTGGAGTTGGTTCTACTATGACAGATATGAGTGCAAACTTTTTACCTACTGAAGGCTTTCCAGTTGGAAATTCTCAAGGGGTATAAATCTTGTAGTTTAATACAGATATTATTATATTTAAGAAGAGTGAGATTTAAACGTCTCACTCTTTTTTATATAAACTTTTTTTTGTATATTATTAGTGAAGAGAAGTACTATATTAAACAAAAATAGAATGGCAAACAAACATATACTTAGTCTTGAAGTACCTACAGTAGCAAATTGTGAAATTTTTAGGGTAATTGACACCAGTCAATATACAGATAGTTTGTATGTAGATTGTGGTGAATTACTTATAACACCTCCTGGTTTTAATCAAGGTAAAATAATAAAAGTACAACCAGGTTTTAGTTTATCTATAAACTCATGTTCACTAGGAGTTCAAACTTCTGGATGTTCAGGTACCTCACAATCAGGTCTACTTACAACAAGTACTGATGCATGTGGTAATACTATAAGTACTACAGCAGCAAATGCATTATCAGGATCTAGCTCAAGAGCATCAATATCAGATGGAATATATATTATAAGATATGCTGTTGCACCTACAGATAGAGCATATGTAGAATATAATCATTTAAGAATAACAGGTATAATGAGTACTTACTATAAGAAGTTATGTGAGATAGATGTTACTCCATGTGAACCTAGCACAAAACAGCAGAACAGATATAGAGAGATGAATCTTATTAAACTCATGATAGATGCTGCAAAAGCAAAAGTTGAATACTGTCAAAGTCCTAATGAGGGAATGGCTTTATATGATTTTGCAAAAAAGAAATTATTAAAGATCACTTGTTCAAGTGAGTGTTGTTAATATAAAAACTAAATAGTATGAATTGTTCACACTGTAATCAAGCAATAGGATGTGGTTGTAACAAAGTTTCAGCAGGAGATGGTGCTGCTGTACATAAAGGATGTTTAAGTATATATAATAAAGGTTTAACGCAAAATGTTTCTATAACTGTACAAAATACAGCAGTTAATTTAGGACAAATAGTTATCCCACCAACTACAGCAAGATAAAAAAATGGCTTTAACATATTGTAACGCAAATAATGGAGCAGGATCTACATGCATGATTGCATTTGATGAAAGATGTAATTCACAGGGTGGAGAGGTTAACTTATACTTTGGAAATAAGATTCACCATGTATACATATCTCAGAATAGTACAGTAACTGATACTACTCTATATGTACCTACAGTTTCAATGCCTGCTTCTTTAACTTATTCTTATGATATGATTCAAACAGGTGTGAATCCATCAACATGGCAAACACAAGAATATATATATGTTTGTGGTGGTTTTCAAACACCTGCTATATATGATTTTACATCTGGTGCAGATCAACCAGATTGGGCTCAAGGATGTTTTTCAGGACCTTGTTCACTTGCAGCAAATTGTGTTACTATTCAAACAATAGATTTTGATGGAAATCCTGTATCAGGTTTTCCAATTGAAACAGATTTAGCTGTTGGGGCAACTGTTACTGACATGCAAGGATATGCCTATTTTACTGGTGTTCAAAGTGTAACACCATATGATATATTTGGTGATACGATTTCATTTCCTGGAACATGTATAGAATATCTTGTAACACAACTTGTAGGTATTTGTGAATTTACACCAACTATTAATTGTATATGTGGTTGTGATGATCCTGCTGCAGATAACTATGATGCTACTGCTAATTATTATAATTTTGAAGATTGTCCTTGTACATATCCTACGCTAGGATGTATGGATACTGCAGCTTGCAACTATGATGCTTCAGCTACATCAGATGATAATAGTTGTGTTTATCCAGGTTGTACTGACCCAGATGCATTAAATTATGATTCATCAGCAGGTTGTGATGATGGTTCATGTGTATCACAACCATCATGTGATACAGCATATGGAGAAAATAATCCAACTGATAACCTAACAGATGTTGACGTTAAAAGAATAGAAACAGAAGCAAGATTTGCTGATAATGTTTATAAACATTTCCAAGCTAGAAGATATGGTATGACTAGTCCATGTGAAACTAGTCTAGATGGTATAGCATCTGAAAAATATTTATGTTTTTGGGAAGATAAAAAAGAAAAAGAATATACAGGTTTCAACATTACAAGAGAAGTATTTAAACCTCTTATACCTGGGACACCTCCAGCTGCAGGAACATACCCTGCTTGGGTTGATCCATTATGTGGATTAATATCAAAAGGTCAACTTACTGTTTACTTTTATTATGATGGTACATCTATGGGTGTACAAGCAGTTAAAGATGCTCATGCTACAACAGAACTATGGATGCAAAGTCTTATTGGTTTAGGTTTTACAGGTTCTCACTATCATACAATTGTTAATGGAGAGAGATGGTTAGATTGGGGTACATCAGCTATAACTGGTATATTTAATAATGCAGGAACTAATACTAGTACTACACTTCCTTGCTCTAATCCTAATGATCCATCATGTGGTCCAGGAAGACCTTGTGGTGGTTGTGGTGTATCTGCAGACCCTAATGATGGTATAACTGGTGCATGTCAATGTTCTGGATGGGCTGGAGGAAAAATGTCTAGAACTCTTAAGGTGCAAGATAATTTCCAAAATGGTGATTGTCCAACACACTTCTATGATGCTTATACTAAAAATTCAGTATGTAATACGTGGGTGGGGACAGATGGTTGGGCACCAAAAGGTCCTATAGTTACATGGCAAGGAATGGCACCTCCTGCAGCAACTGAACAAGTATTAGTAGTATGTTTTGCTGATGAAACTGAAATACCAGGTGATAAAATTAATAATGATGTTAATTTTGCATGTTATCATGGTAGAGGATCTACTACTGGAGTTGCATCTGACTGGAATCTTGCAACTATAAGTGGTGTTATTAGTCCAGCATGGAAAGCTGATTATAATAAATACATTGAGATATATAATGAATTTGAAGGAAGATCTTGTAATCATTCATTAAATTGTTATATATATCCAAGTTTACCAGTTAATGTTAGTGCACCACATAGACCTTTTCCACTACATGCTATTGGTGCTGTAACAAGTGGTAATAGACCAGTACAAGATGGTACATATCTTACAAATACAGCTCCCGTAAATACAATGTCAAATACATCAATTGCTGCAATTGAATTACCTGGTTCAAATTTATATTGGAACGAACCTAATACTGTTACAGTTCATTCATTTGGATATGGAGGTTTAGATAATTATGGATGGGGTGGTACGTTTACATCTGCAGCATTTACACAAGAAGGGTTTACATCTGATTTAAATAACTTCTTTACATTATCATTATATGAATGTAATGATAATGAATGCTTGATATTTGATGTGGTTAATCAGAATGGGGTCCTTATAGAAGATTATGAAATAATACTAGATGGTAAAGATGTTGGTAAGACAAATTCATTTGGAAGATATACTCATATTATAACTAAAGCATCAATTAACACAGAGCATACTGCACAATTATGTGAATGTTTTACTACATCAGGTAGCTGTGCACAACAAAGACTTTTAATAACAGCATCAGAAAAATGCCCAACTGCAGCGTGTACTGTACCTTCTAAACAATGTACATGTAATGCACCAGGCAACTTACAAGTAGTTACTAGTTATAATTCTACACTGTTAAATTGGTCTCCATCAATTTCAACAGAAACCACAATAACTTATGATATAAGATATAGAGCTGTTAATGTTACAACACCAAATACATGGATAGAAATTACAAGTGTAGCAAGTACATCATATACTATAACTGGACTTTTAACCTTTACTGAATATGAATTTCAAGTAAGAAGTAAATGTGGTACAATAATTTCAGACTGGAATGCAACACAAACATTTACTACAATTACTGCATGTCCTATAATAGATTGTTTATTATCTTCATGTGCTACTGCAACTTCATATACTTTAGGTTATAACTATACTTCAATAGGTGAATTAGATATAACTGGAGCAACTGGAACAAATGGTGTATGGGGTGTCATATGGGGTACTAATGCAGATTTAGAAATTGGTAATATTGTAAATGGAGGAAGTACATCAACTACAATGGTGCCAGGAACTGCTAGTACATATCCAGGAGATGGAATAGTTAATACATTAATAACAGAAACAGCAACAGGACTTACACCAAACACATACTACTGGAGAGCATATATAACTATAACTAATATGCCAAATTGTTTAGAAAGTCAGTATTCAGATGTTTGTACATATGTAACACCCAGTTCCATCACAAACCCACCTAGTCAATGTTTAATACCTGATAATAATTTTGAACAAGCTTTGATGGATATAGGTCTTAAGTCACAAGGTGCATATACTGGTAGTATAGATTTCTCAGCAGTTAATACAGTAACAACTTTAAATGTTTCTATTAAAGGTATTACAGACCTTACAGGTATAGAATGCTTTACTGCTTTGCAAAGTTTAGACTGTAGTGTAAACTCACTTACAAGTTTAAACTTAGTTGCTAATACAGCTCTAACATTTGTAAATTGTGGTGCTAATCAACTTACATCATTAAATGTTACTGCTAATACAGCATTACTTGATTTACGTATATATGCTAATTCATTACCGTCTTTAGATATAACTAATAATACTGCTTTAACTACTTTGTATGGAGCTAATAATCTACTCACAAGTATTGACGTAAGTAATAATACTGCTTTGATTTCCTTAAGTATTCATGCTAATCAACTTACGGCACTTGATGTTAGTGCAAACACAGCTTTAACTATTTTATCTTGTGGTAGTAATCAAATAGTATCGCTTGATTGTACTACACTTGTTAATTTAGTAGAACTAGCGTGTGAAAATAATCCACCAATGAATTTCCTTGATGTAACTAATGGTAATAATTCTAATATGCCAATGGGTGATTTCATTGCTAATAATACACCAAGTCTTATGTGTATTAGCGTTGACAATGTTGCTTATTCTAATACTAACTGGCCAGCACCACTTTATACTGATGTTGGAGATACATATAACAACCCTTGTGTTGTAGTATCTCTTTGTACAATCCCTGATTCTAATTTTAGAAATGCACTAGATATAAATCAGCCTCAACTTGCTGGACAATGGGTAAATACTAATCAAATTGATCAAGCTCTTTTAACACCTATTACAGTTATAAGTGTTCTTTCATCAGGTATTAATGACTTCACTGGTATAGAATGTTTCACAGGCTGTACAAGTTTAAATGTTGCAGCCAACAGTGCTCCAACTATTAACCTAACATCTTTAGTATTGTTAAAGTCTCTACGAATGTCTTCACTAAATCAGACAAATAGTTTAACAGGTAATACAATTGATTTAAGCAATAATGTTCTTTTAACATTTTTAGAATGTGAAAATAATCAACTAGCAACAATAAATCTAACTGCTAATACTGCTTTAGAAGACATAAGTGTTGGTCAAAATAATCTTACTTCTTTAGATGTAACAACTTGTGTTTCATTAACTAGACTTAAAGTTTGGTATAATCAACTTACAAGTATCAACTTAGGATTTAATGTTGTTCTAGATGAATTAAATGTTCAAAGTAATAACCTAACGACTTTATCTCTGACTAATAATGTTCTTCTAACTACACTTAAAGCTTTTTATAACAATTTAACAACTTTAGATTTAACCACTAATACTATTCTAGAAGATGCATCTATTAGTTATAATAATATTGCAGGATCATTAGATCTATCTAATAATGTTCTTTTAGAATGGCTTATAGCTGCTCACAATAATCTTACTAGTGTTACCTTACCTTCTACTGCTACTTTAATTCTGGTAGATTTAGAAAACAATGATATTTCTCAAATTGATACAAGTAATAATGCTGGATTAGAAACCTTAAAACTTACGGGTAATCAATTAGAATGTTTAGATGTAAGCAGTAATGTTGTGTTAACTCAAATTTACTGTCAGTTCCAACGTCTAGGTATGACACCAACTCTTGATATTCTTAACTTAGCTAATGGTAATAACACAAACATGACTGATGCCAATGTTAGAATTGGAGGATTTGGATCAAGTAACCCTAATATTAATGGTTGTGTTACTGTAGATGCTGTAGCTTACGCAACAACTAACTGGACAACATGGGTTGATTTTGGACAAATATTCAATCTTGGATGTGCACCTTTAGATTGTGGTACTTCTGCACCCATGACATATATACCTGATAATGCATTTGAAAGTTATTTAACTGCTACTTATTCTATAGCATTCCCTATAGCGGACCATTGTTTAACAAGTGATATTAGTGGTATAACTGCTTTAAGTATGAATAATTTAGGTATAACTGACTTAACAGGATTGCAAGATTTTACTGCCGTAACATCAATAGCAATTAATGATAATACACTTACAAATACATTTCTTAATTTAACTGGAAATATTGCTTTAACTCATCTGTATTGTGATAACGCTAATATAGTAAGTATTAACGTAACTCAATGTTCTGCTTTGTTATACTTAGGGCTTGGTGGGAATCAAATTACAACTATTGATCTAACTAACAATCTTGCTTTAACAGGTTTAAACTTTATTAATAATCAGTTTACAACACTTGATGTAAGTGTTAATACTGCTCTAACATCTATAAATGTTAGTAATAATCTACTAACAAGTATTGATGTAAGTACTAATACTCTTTTACAATATTTGACTTGTTCTTTTAATCAACTCACAAGCCTTGATGTTAGTAATAATACCACTTTATATGTAATTAAATGTCAAAATAATAGCCTCACCAGTCTTGATGCAAGTAATAGTACTACTTTAACTTGGTTGCAGTGTGAGAATAATCAACTCACAACCCTTAATGTAAAAAATGGAAATAATAGTAATATGAGTACTTCTAATTTTATTACAACAAATAATCCTAACCTAATTTGCATAGATGTAGATAATGTATCTTACTCAACAACTAATTGGACAAACATTGATGCCACTAGTTCATTTAGTTTAAGTTGTATATCATTAATGACATATATCCCTGATAGTAATTTCCAAGCAGGATTAACAGCATTATATGGAATTGCATTCCCTATAGCGGACCATTGTTTAAAAAGTGATATTAGTAGTATGACTGCTTTAGATGTGTCAAATATGTTGATAGCTGATTTAACAGGAATAGCAGATTTTACTGCTTTAACTAATTTGGGTTGTTATGATAATCAACTCACAAGCCTTGATGTAAGTCAAAATACTAATTTATTAACTTTATTCTGTTATGATAATCAAATCACTTCTCTTGATGTAAGTAATAATACTGCTTTAACACATTTGTATTGTTATGACAATCAACTCATAAGTCTTAATGTAAGTTCTAATACTGCTTTACAATTTTTGAGGTGTCGTAATAATTCAATCACAACACTTGATGTAAGTACTAATACTGCTTTAATTTATTTAGATTGTTTGAATAATCAACTTACATCACTTAATATAAAAAATACTAATAATGCAAATATGTTGGTTAATAGTTTTTTAGCAACTAGTAATTTACTAACTACTATTCTTTGTGATAATCCAGGAACTGCAACTACTACATTTACAGTTGCAGCAGGATGTATTGACGCAGGTGTAACATTTATATAACATGAATAAAAAAATAAACGAAATAAATAACTTGGCTGTATCATTAAAAATCTGTATATTATAATGTATAGTGGTAATAACAAATATAAACTATGATTCCTTTTAACTCTAATAAAACTGGTGGATGTGTCAATACATCATCAGATTGTGTAATTTGGCAAGGGCCTAACCTTCCGTGTATTGACTTATGTCAAGGTGATTCAATAAGTAATGTAATTGCAAAACTATGTGAAGAACTATTATCATTAAGCAGAAGTTCAGGAGGGGGTGGTGCAACATTACAATTAGCAAGAGTAAATCAAGCTGGTCTTCAAAATAAAGAAGGTCAACAAGCAAGTATTGCAAACAGTGAAACAGAACTACAGAATCTTATAATAGAGAATGTTGTTCAAG